GTACCAGCCCTCCACCATTTCACGTTATAACAACTGTTATGAATCGTTGCAGACAGTCATTAAGGATTTCTACAAGAAAGAGGATATTACATTTCATGAACTTAGTGGGGAATTCATCGACCGGTTTGAGATGCATCTGAGAACGGTACGTAAACTTTCCCAGAATACCCTGACCAAGTATATGAGCTGTTTTCGCAAATTTCTCGGACTGGCCAGGGAAAACGGATGGCTGGAACTGGACCCGTTGGCCGGAAAACGCAAGCGTCTGTTCCGTAAGGAAGAGACGTGCCCTACGTTTCTGACCCTGGAAGAATTGAAACGGATTATGGAGAAGGACTTTTCCACGACACGTCTGAACACCGTGAAGGATTTTTTCCTGTTCTGTTGTCTGACCGGCCTGTCGTATATTGATGTGAAGACCTTGTGCCCGGCACATCTTTATAAGGATAATGAGGGGAAACTGTGGATACACAGGGCCCGCGTGAAGATAATCACTCATAAGGAAAGCTGTACTTGCAATGTACCGCTTTTGGAACCTGCTCTTGTCATTCTGGAGAAATACAAGAACTGGAACCCAGAAGATCCTGAAGGTCCCTGTTTCCCGATTCCGTCGAATCAGAAGATGAACGAATTCCTGAAAGAGATTGCCACCCTGTGTCGGGTGAACAAGCGGCTGACCGTCCATGTGGCTAGGCACACGTTCGCGACGACTGTTACCCTTGCCAATGATGTCGCCCTGCAGAATGTGTCGAAGATGCTTGGCCATTCTTCAACCCGCATGACACAGCATTATGCACGTGTACTGGATAACAGTATTATGAAGGACATGCAGGATGTCGCCCGGGTCTTCGGATAAACGGAAAGGCTATACTTCACAACGCACAGTGAGGTATAGCCTTTTACATGAATGAAGAGTTGTTTGCTTGTATGGATTGGCCTCGCTTTTGTCGGGATTATCTTTTCTTCCCTTTTTCAATCAGTCTGATGATATCCTGTCTCCGATAATAGGTTTTCCGGTCAATCTGGGAGAAGGGCAAGGTACCGTTGCTTCTCATGGCTTGCAATGTTCTCTGTGATATGTTCAGTGCCATGCATACTTCCTGATTGTCCATCCAGTCATCCAGACTTTTTGAGGTCTGATTGCCTTTAAGGTTTTCCAGTTTTTCTTTCAGCAGTTGGATGGATATTACCATTTCTCTGAAAGTACCGGCTTCAATGTTTATGATTTCCATAAAGTGTAGTTGTTTGGTTTGAGGCAAAGATAGACGGTATGGGCCGACCGGCCAATATCATGTCATCAGATGGCATCACAAGTCATCAGATGTCTCATGTTGTCTGTTGCAGGAACCGGTCTTTCAAAAATATCCGGTCGTTGAATCCGGAAAGTACAGCCGTGTTCAGGAAAGGCATGTATTATACTTCACTATATTGCGCAATTTTGCATAGTGTTGTATATCAGTGTATTTACTAAGTTTGTACCAAAACAAAACGTATGAAAGGAAACACACTGAATGTAATGTTCTTTATCTTGAAGAACAAGTTGTTGAAGAACGGTGAAGCACCGGTCGTTCTTCGGGTGACAATTAACGGGCAGCGGGATGAAATCCGTATCCAGCGCTCTATATCGGTGGAGTTATGGGACAATGCAAAGATGCGTAGCAAAGGAAAAGACCGAAGTTCGAGGGAACTGAACATGTACCTTGAGACGCTGAGGGACAGAATATATGTCATTCACAGGAATTCCGTGTATGACGGGGAAAAACTGACTCCGAAGAAAATCCTGGATATTCTGTATGCCAGAGAAGGACGGCATCAGGTTCTGAAGGCCATGAAGGAATGCATAGACGGATGGGCGGCTTCTCCCGGGGATTTGCATCCTGCCACGCTGGCACGTTACAACAGATGCTGCGGATTGGTAGAGACCGTCATACGGAATGTTTACAATAAGGAAGATATCGCGTTCTCCGAACTGGACAGGAAGTTCATCACGGCATTTGAAAGGTATTTGAAGGAAACCCGCGGGCTGGCCTGGAATACGGCGGCTAAATATTTGGAGTGTTTCCGTAAAGTTCTCAAGGTGGCCCAGCAGAAGGGGCGGATGGAGGATGGCAGGTGCTTGAAAGAACTGGGACGGCTGTGCGTGAAGGAGGAGACTTCTCCGTCTTTTCTGGGCTGGGATGAACTGAGAACAGTGATGGAAACGGATATGCCGGCCGGACGTCTGGAACGGGTGAAGGATGTGTTCGTCTTCTGTGCGCTCACCGGACTTTCCTATCAGGGGATAAGCACCCTTTGTCCGTCGCACTTGTTTAGGGATGACGAAGGAACACTGTGGATTTGCAGGACACGTGCTGAAGTAGCGGAGGTTGGAGACAGCTGTACAAGCCGTGTTCCTCTTCTTAAACCGGCAATGGTCCTGCTGGAGAAATACAGAGGCTGGAATCCGATGAATCCGGAAGGGCCGTGTTTTCCTGTCCCGTCAATCCAGAAAATGAATGAATACCTGAAAGAGGTTTCGGTACTATGTCGGATTTCCAAGCGTCTGACCACCCAGATGGCCCGCAATACGTTCGCTGCGACAGTCACCCTGGCCAACCGGATTCCCAAAGAATACGTCAGGGAAATACTCGGCTATTCTTCCGACTATATGTTGCGCCATTATATGCAGGCTCAGGAGAGGAATCCCTGAAAGGCATGAAGCGGACATATACAAAATATGATAAAAAGTGAAAGGCTATACTCCAACGGATGTGTTGGTATAGCCTTTCCCATAAACGGAACTGGATGTCAGAACGCTTCTTTCCGGTTCTTTTCCAGCAGTCGTACGATATCGCTTTCCCGGTATAGGATTTTTCCTCCTATCTGGTAATAAGGCAATATGCCGCTGCTTCTGTAGTCCAGCAGCGTACGCTTGCTCAGTTTGAGCTTTCCGGCCAGTTCCGTATCTGTCAGGTAGTTTTCCCCGTCCAATAGGTACCGGTTTTCCGTCAGCAAATGGTCTATGAGGTCCGATACCCTTTTCATTTCATCGAAGAAATGAAGCACTTCCTTGTCTGATCTGGTGATGATTGTTCCCATAAGCTGTCCTTTTTGGTTTGAGACAAAGATATCCACATTCCCATGCTGCTGCAAACCGCCGGAGCCTGTTGTCATCAGATTTCATTAAATGTCATCAGATTTCATCGTACAGGATTCCGGTTTCCAGTCCTTCAGCTTGTTCTTTAATACCTTCATATCCTCCGTGACTTTCCTATACGTGATTCTGGCATAGGCTTGTGTGACCCTCAAATTGGTATGTCCGAGCATTTTGGAAAGCGTTTCTATCGGAAGTCCGTTTTCCAGGCAGACGGTTACGGCGAACGTGTGCCGGCTTGTATGAAATGTCACCCTTTTTCTGATATGGCAGATATCGGCAAGCTCTTTAAGGTAGGCGTTGCTTTTCTGGTTCGAGATGGTCGGGAACAGATATTCCGACTCGCCCTTCCCGATGTAGAGGCTGACCATTTTCCTGGCCTGGGGAAGAAGTGGAATGAATGCGGGGTGATTGGTCTTGGTCCTGTACAGATGGATATACATTCCTTTGTCAGAATCTGAAATGATTTGATCCTTTCTCAACCGACAGATGTCTGAGTAGGCGATGCCCGTGAAGCAGCTGAAGATGAATATGTCACGGATGGAGGCCAGCCTGGGAATATCCAGCCGCTTGCTCATTATCCTTATTATTTCCTGCCTG